GGCGCTGGTGTCTGTCAGCCTCCACATAGTCAATAGCGTTTCCCGTGCTTATATCCTCGGCCCTCGTTGTACTGCATTTTCAGCAGAACGTGCATTTCGAGATCGATGCCGAGTGCGGTGGATAAATCAAGCAGGCGAATGGTCGCGTCGGCCAGCTCGTCCTCGAACGTGTCTTTAACGTGTACCTCGAACTTTTCACGGAACGGAAAGATTTCACAGGGTTCCTTATCGAAAAAAGCCGATAAGTCGGCCCGTTTGTTCTTACGATCGGCTTCCAGCGCCTCGGCGAGTTCCGAAACGGTCAGCATTAAAGCGCGGGGGATGTCGATCGGTTCATCGTGGAACCCTTTCGCTTTGGCGGTTTCAAATGCGCGTCGCCCCAATTCTTTGAGTGTTAAATTTCCCATGATTATTTCATTTTTGAAAGGTTTTTACTCACATAATCCGTAAAAGCTCATGCAACTGGTCGCTGTGTCGTCGTCGAACAGGCTGCCGGTCGCGTTCTGCCATTTGACATATTGTACTACATCGTTTATTGTCGGATATTTCTCGCCGCTGGTAATCGCGTGGGCGGGGATTTTATCCGGTCCAAAAAACGATGACTTCAGGTCATGCTCCAGCGTGGCAATCTGCTCGATGCGATCCGGAGATTGGCGGGAAATGTTCAGTATATCCCGCTGGCTCGCCATGACGCACGGCCAGCACCCTACACGTTTATAGCCCATCGTGTAGAGCGGATTGGGTTCAAGCCCCGCCGAGAGGATGTAGTCAATCACCTGCTGCGCCGACCAATCAAATACGGGACGCAGTAGGTCGTCAGCGTATTGCTTTCGGAACACCCGCACGTCGCGACCGCGATAGGTGTGTCGCTTCGGATTTCCGGCCTTATCGTATCCGTATGGCTCGAAATAGTACTTAAAGTACGTGCATTGCTTTGACATAGCCGCACGGTTCGGAGATTCCGCCGCGCGTATGCCTTGGATCATCAGCATATTATCCTGCACGTTGTCGAGCACATAGTCGATGCACGGCTTGGTTTTCAACTCTTGGGTACAGAATCGGGCACGGGTGGACGGCCAACGCTTTTTCTGCTTGGCCAAACCGACCATCCCATCATACTTGGGCGACTTGAGCGTTACGAGGTCGAGGTTTAGCCGGTCGGCGATGCGATTGATGTACTCGTAGGTCAGTGGATGCTCCCATCCCGTATCGCAAAACACGGTGGTAAAGTTGGTGGTGATGTGCTCGCGCACCCACAACAGCGCCGCAAGGCTATCCTTTCCTCCGGAAAATGTTACGATTATTTTCATCTACCAAAGTGTTTTATACAGTTACAGATCGTGATTGTCGGATTGGCCCATTGCCGTTGAAACCGGCGCCAATCGGTTGAATATTTACCCTCAAGATCACGAAACAACATTGCCATCGGCATAAAACCGGCTCGCCACGCCTCGCCCATCCGTGTCTGTGCTTTCTCGAACGTGTCTCCCTTGTAACCGCACAACACATAACACCTCATCGAGTTGCTGGATTTGGTGAAACCTGCCTCGATAAGCATTTTGCCTGCCTCAACGAGCGGGTCCAGGTCGTTGGGGGTGTCGTAGGCGAAAAATAGCGATTGGGGATGTAACTCATGTATTCGTTGCGCCATCGTCGGGGTCAGCAACGCTGCCTCCAGTCCTCCGGTAAATTGCGGCTTGTGCGGCTGGCGGGCAAGCATGGCAAATACCTCGTCGATATGGCCCGGAGAGCAGGCCAGCAGGTTGTCATCGGTCAGAATCCAGCCGTCGGTAACTGGCAACTCTCGGAGCATTCCGCCCTCACGCTTGGGAACAGCGCAAAACCAGCATCGATTCGGACATCCTCGGCTGGTAATCACGTATCCGTGCCTCATGTACATACCAGGGATAAAATCGCCGCCCGGCTCATTGTAAGCGGGACCGCCGATCTTCACCGTTGCAACCGGCTCCCATTGTTTCGCCAGCCATTCAGCGATCGGTATGTCCCAGGTGAACGTTACAGAAACGTGTACCTCGTCCGCTTCGTCGAAAAAGGACGGAGTTTCGCGGATACGTACCAGCTCGTCGGTTGGCGTAGCATTCGTCTTGGTTGGGAATACTCGTATTATCCGTTTTTTCATATCCATTTCAGAATAATTTTTGCTGCATTTGGTGATCGATCAATCTTCAATAACCCGCACGTAGGTATCGTTTATAGTTCGACCTATCTCTATCAACCTCAACGCGACCATTTCCTCCAACACGGCACGAAAAGCGGTGAGGGATTGGGAAAACCCCGTTTTCGGCATAAGTCCGTCGCGTATGACCAGCGCGTCGGTGGGCACCCTGTTTGCAGTCCGGCGGGCGCGTTGCACCTCGCGGACGTGGCGCAGTATCTCGGCGTGCAAGGGGTTGGCTGGTTCCATTTATTGCCCGCTTAATTTTTCAACGATCCGCATCTCTCGTTCGGATAACTCCCATACTATGACCTTTTTCTCCACCGCTGCTCTTTCGGCGGCAACTCTTTCGGCGGCGGTATGCGAGATTAAAAAACCGGAGCCGTAAATCGTTTTCCCGTGCTTCTTTTGGATGTCAAGCGCAGAGTGATGCACCATTTCCCGCTTGTCTATCTTTATCTCTCCCTTGTTTTTCACGACGTACGCTACATCCGAAACCGTTAGTACGCAGTCCGGGTATTTGTATTTCGGCAACTCCGCTTTCGGTGCCGAGCAAATGGCGTCTATCCCCTCATATAGCACAGGATCACCTATTACACCGGCCTCGCCGAACATATTGGACAAAAAAGATGTATTTACTTTTGCCCCGTTTTCGTAAACGATAGCGGCGCCGCATACGATCCGTGTACAGTCAATGTCAGCGCTGAACAATGTCAGATGCGGGGCAAACAGGAAAAACTTGATCCCTCGTTTCAGATAGAACCGGACAATTTGAGCGATGATCGAAAAGGGCGGGTTGTCGATCACCACGCAATTATCGGGATAGACCAGGCTCTCGTAATCACCACCCGGATAGAACGGGCGGACAACGGTCATTCCGTCGATATCGCAATGATCGGCTACATATTGCAAAACATAGTCGTACACCGCTGGAGGTGTATAGCAGTCGTCGGTCGTTTTCTTGGGCTTGAATTTTTCCACAAAGCCCTCGTAATCGTTGAAAAGCCCTTTTTGCGACTTTCCGCGATTCGTGAACACGTGCTCCTCTTGGCCGAATAAATTTATACTTTTCATATCATGCTGCATTTTCAAAATCCAAAATCACGCGCCCCAATGCTTCGCAGAGCACGCGGGCCATTGTAACCTCAACAGCGTTGCCGATGAACTTCTTCTGCTCGGCCTGTGTACCGACCAGTTTGTAGTTGGCGGGGAAACCCATGATGCGTTTCAGTTCGGGAATCTTCAACATTCGCATCTTCACATCGACCAGCCCGTACAGTGCCATAAACTCCTTTATCTGCACCACGATCGGGCTGTCTGTTGCATAGACCTCGTAAATCAGCGTATCGACATCGTGGCGGATGAACGGCGCAAGATGCTGCACGTCGGCCTCCGTTGTAACGATACTGGGCGGTCTTTTGTCCATCCGTGCGATCAGCGTGAAGCACGGGCGATCTATGGGCGCCCCCGCTGATGCGAATTGCGGGTTGAGTAGATAACGACCTTTACGGGCCGGTGTCTCCGAGCAACACGTAACGAGGCGGTGTTTTGGCGTGGGGGTTACAGTCCCGGCCAGCACCTTGACGGACGCGGTGCGTCCATTTCCGTACTGCATATTCAGGAATCGAGGACGCACCAGTTGGAGCCGGTCTTTTGTCGTGACGGTCGGGGCCGGCGCCTCGACGGGCGAGTTGTAGCCGTTGCCATAATACGCCGTCAGAAAATTGCCGGACACCAGTGAGTAGTGATCTACCGTCGTGATGGCGTGCGCCGGCCCGTCGATGCTGATGGCACGGTCGGCCGGCGATCCGCTGAAGTGCTTGGCAAGGAAACACGCCTTTGCCACGCCGAG